TAGATCAATTGATTTTGCACAAGAATCAGGTTGGATTACAGAAGCTGATTTGGGTGGCGTTGCAATGATGATGACTTACGCTGGCTTGATGGATAATTCTGATCAACACGATCCAATGATTGTTAAGTGGGGTGCTGAACTTACAAAGTTGATGGACAAATACGGCTTGACATTGTTTGGCCGTAATGAAACACCACAAGTTGTTGAGGGGAGTTCACCAATTGACTCAATCATTGCTAATCGGAAGTCCACTCCCGAGAATATCGACCATTCAAACACAAAACCAAACTAAAGGCAATGAAATTGTTGAACTTGCAAAACAAATGGGCATGCCTTTGTTGCCTTGGCAAGAATATGTCATCAATGACGGTTGCAAGATTAAAGACAATAAGGAATTTGTAAGTAAGACAAACCTGTTGATCATTGCAAGACAGAATGGCAAAACTACGCTCACAAAGTTTCGAATCCTTGCCGGGTTATTTCTTTGGGATGAACAATTACAGATTGCCACAGCTCAGAATCGTGATGTTGCTTTGGAAACATTCAGATCAGTGGTTGAAATGATTGATGGGTTCAGTTGGCTTAGCAATAAAGTCAAAGCAGTGACCCGGGCTAATGGTCGTGAAGAAATTGAACTTAAGAATGGTTGCAGATTTAAAATTGTTGCTGCTATGCCCGGAAGTGCTAGAGGATTATCAGCAAACACTGTCTACATTGACGAAGCCCGAATGCACAAAACAACAGATGCGTTTGCAGCTCTTGCTTACACGATGCAAGCCTCAAAGAATCCAAGCATGTGGGTTACTTCAAACGCTGGTGACATAACATCAACATTGCTTAACCAATTAAGAGCCAGGGCAATGCACAAAATTGAAAACAACACAGATGATGACATTGCCTATTGGGAATGGTCAGCAGAACCTGGACTTAAATTGTCAGATCGTAAAGGATGGGTGCAAGCAAACCCTGCACTTGGTCACACAATTACAGAAAACACTTTACAATCAAGAATGAACGACAATCCAAACATTATTGCCACAGAAATGCTTTGTCAGTGGGTCAGCGCAATCGAATCACCTTTCAATGCATCCGATTGGACATCATGTCAACAAAATGGCCTCAAACTTAGCCCAGACAGACCAACTTGGATTGGTGTCGAAATATCACCAGACCGAACAGGCTTTGCAATTGTAGGATCACAAATCTTAGATGACAAATCAATTGCAGTTGCTTTGATGGACTTACAAAATCAAGAAAATGCCATTGATGATTTGAAGATTGCTGATCATGTAGCACAATGGGCAAGAAAATACAACGCAGAAACAATCATTTTAAACAAATTCAGTGGCGACAGTGTTGCAGCAAAACTTAGAATGGCAAGCATCCATTCTGAAATCATCACCGGTGCAAAGTATTACCAGGCTTGTGATGAAACCCTAGGTGCAATGGCAGGGGCACGCATAACTCATGCAGGTCAACCGGAATTGACTGCCTCTGTCAATGCATGCATAAAGAAAACAACAGAAGCCGGATCATGGTATGTATCAAGGCGCAAAAACGCAACAGCTGCAATTGCAATGATGCTGGCAATACATAAAGCCACTGAAAGACAACACTCTGGTGAATTTGAAATTCTAGTGTCTTAAAATAACACGCCAGGCAGTGGTTAGTGTATGATATAAGCAACAACTATGAGATAATTGCGAGACTATGGGCATATTTACAAAATACATTCAGCCACAACTTAAAGCAGCAATTGCACCATACACTTTCCCAGATAAACCACTGTCAGTTTGGTCACCAGGCTTTGATGGTGTCACATCAACTTTTGCAACAAGACGCGAAGCACTTAGTGTTCCAGCAATCGCGCGTGGCACAAATATAATTAAAGGCACAGCCGGATCACTTAAACTTCATGTCAAAAGAGAATTTGACAAATCACTTGTTGAACCAACACCAGCTCTTATTAAAAATCCCGATCCAAGAATGCCAACTGCTGTTGTGATGGGTATGACCACCGAGAACCTCTTGTTCCATGGTGTTGCATACTGGCAAATCAGAGAACTTGATGAAGTAACAGGCAGACCATCCAAAATTCAATGGATTGATGCACCAAGAGTTTCACAAGTATTAGATTCAACCGGTGAAATAGTTATCGGTTACCAACTAGAAGCACAAAGACTTCCAGACTCCGGTGTCGGATCACTAATTCAATTTACTGGTATTGATCCAGATGGAATTTTAAATCGTGGTGGCAGAACTATCAGGACTGCTGCAGCTCTTGAGCGAGCTGTATTCAATTATGCCGAAACCCCTGCCCCAAGCGTGGTGCTTAAAGCAAATGTGCCAATGGATTCAAATAAAGCAACAGCATTGCTAAATGCATGGAAACAAGCACGCCAAACAAAAGGAACAGCATTCCTTTCAGACAATGTTGACATGCAACAAATTGGATTCTCAAGTGCAGATTTGCAGATGACAGAAGCAAGAGAATATCTCGCGAAAGAATGTGCCAGATTGATGAACATCCCATCCTACTATTTGGATGCAGCAACAAATTCAATGACTTACTCAAATGTTACAGCTGAACGCAGAGCCCTTTTGGACTTCTCACTTCGACCATTATTAACAGCAATTGAACAACGCTTATCAATGGATGATGTGACAGTGCGTGGACAATATGTTGAATTTGATTTGGATGACTTCTTAAGAGGCGATCCATTAACAAGGGCAGATGTGTACTCTAAATTAATTCCTCTAGGAGTACTCACAGTTGACGAGGCACGCGAGGAAGAAGACCTGGTGAGATAATGGAAATTAAATTTAACTCAGACATACTAACAGCAAACACATCCAAACGAGAAATCACTGGAATCATTGTTCCATTTGGAAAACCTGGCTTAACAAATTTTGGCAAGGTTGTATTTGAACAAGGATCATTGAAACTTGGCGAAGATGTGAAATTGTATGAAGATCATGACATGAACAAAGTTCGTGGCAGAATGATTGAACACGAAGTCACACCAATTGGAATCATAGGCAAATTTAAAGTTGCCAGAACCTCAGCTGGTGATGATGTGTTAGCACTTGCACAAGATGGGTTGAAATCCGGATTGTCAATCGGTGCATCAATTGATGAATACGAAAACAAAGAAAATGAAATTTATGTGACAGCAGCATCAATCTTGGAAGTGTCGATTGTTGATACTCCAGCATTTGCTGATGCACAAATAACAGATGTCGCTGCTCAACAAGCAGACGAAACAGAAGTCACTGCAATCAGCGCAAGTGATGAACAAACAAACCAAACCGAAAGTGAGGTCACTTCAATGGCAAATCCAGAAGAAGTAACTCCAGTGGTCGAAACTGCGCCAGAAGTTGCAGTTGAAGCCTCTAAAGCAGTACAAGCACCAGTTGCTTATGCAAAACCACGCGTGAACACAAATGTTACTGCTGGTGAATATGCAAAAGCACAATTCAATGCATTAAGAGGAAACTCAGATGCACGCGATCTAGTTGCAGCAATTGATGCAGCAACAACAACCGAAAATATCGGTGTTGTACCACCAACATACCTACGCGATTTGATCGGCATCATTGATAACTCAATGCCATTTGCTGATTCATTAGAGCAAGGTGTATTACCTGCAAGTGGAATGAAATTCTACCGACCAGTTATTGGAACACAAGCAACCACAGCAGTTACAGCAGAAGCAGTTGAATTTGATTCAACAGACACAACAATTACTTCAAAAGAAATTGATGTTGTTAAAATTGCTGGCGCAAACAAAGTATCAGTTGAACTTCTTGACAGAAGCGACCCTGCATACCTAGATGTGTTATTGCGTGAACTTGCAGCATCATGGGCTCAAAAAGCAGATGCTTATGCATTCTCAATTGCTTTAGCAGCACCAGGAACTTCAACTGGTGGAACATTATACGCAGCAATTGCTGATGGTATTGCAGATTCATATGCAGTACTTCGCAAAACTCCTAACAGATTCCTTGCAGACACAGGAAACTTTGCAGAGTTACTTGCAGCAGTAGATGGTTCACAAAGACCATTATTCGCAGCAGCAGCACCACAAAACGCAGCAGGTCTAATGACTCAAGGTTCAACAGCAGGAACAATCGCAGGATTGGGATTAGTTGTTGATCCAAACTTTGACACCGGAACAGGCGTTAAAGGCGTTGTTTATTCATCTGATGCAGCAACAATGTACAAATCAAGTGCATTCCAATTGCGCACCAATCAAGTCTCGACTGGTGAAGTCGAGATCGGAATATACGGATATGTCGCCACATGTGCGAAGTATCCAACTGCATTCCGTAATTTGACTGTTGCTTAATTAGCGACCAAAGAGTTGCCTGGCAGGTTAGACCCCTGTCCTGCCAGGTAACACCACACGAAAGGTAAGACATGGCATCAATCATCACACCAGCAGAATTAAGAGCTGCACTCAATGGTGTTTCATCATCCCTTTATTCTGATGCCGTATTAACAGAAATCATTGACACAGCCGAATCAGTTGTCGGCAATCTTTTAGTTAAATGGAACGCACCGATTGACAAACATTATTCTGAAAGTGCAACATTAAGCACAATTCACACAACCAAACCACACAAATTTTATGCAACACAAACAGTTGCAATTGAGGGTGTTGAAGCACACATCAACGGCAATAAAACAATCACAACAATAGTTGATGAATTTACTTTTAAGATTACAACATCCGGAGCACCAGTTCACCTAGATTGGCGCAATGTAATACCAAACGGCCTTGCAGCAGAAAATGATTTATCACAATACGCAGATGTTGCACCAATTGAATCAGCTGTGCTAACAGTTTCACTTGATGTATTTAAAGCACGCACAAGTGCCGGAGCAACTCAAAATGGATTAGATTTTGTTCCTGCCCCTTATATTTTAGGCCGTACCATTCAAAACAGAATTGTTGGAATGCTAGGTGCTTACATAGATGTTGAGGCATTAATAGGATGACAACCCTTGCAACAGTTCGCGCAAACCTAAAGACAGCAATCTTATCAAACAGTAATTATTCAGTTGTTGACTTTGGTGCAGAAGTAATTACAACCCCATCAATCATGATCGCTGCCGGTAATCCTTGGCTTGAGCCAGTAACAATTGGAAACAATAAAGCCTGGCGCGTCAATTACATTCTTGAACTTGTTGTCGCACCAAATAGCAATCCTGGTGCATTGACACAACTTGAAACAATGGTTGCAGCTGTGCTTCCTTTGATTCCACAATCTTGGCAGATTCAAAATGTTTCGAGCCCAAGGATATCTCAAGCAAACACAAATGATGTGTACTTGGTTGAAATATCAATAACTACAATCTACAATCCATAAGAAAGGAAAAAAATGCCAACATCAGTATTCACCGGCAGATCGATTGCTTTGACATACAAGGCTGTCAATTATGATGACCAAATCATAAGTGCAACAGTTACATTAGACGATCCAAACGCACAAGTTCAAACTTTGAATGGATTAGTCGATTATGTAGTTGACAAAGAAGTCGGAACAGTAACAATGGAAATTCTGCAAGACTGGGGTGTTGCTTCAGGACTCTGTGACACACTTTGGACAGATGCAGACACAAACCCAACCACAACACAAGCAATGACTTTGACAATAAATTCTAAAGTTATTACTTTGACAGTTTTACCAAAGCGACCAGATTTTGGTGGAACAGCACCGGATGCATTAACCACAACAGTGACAATGCCAATCCGATCAGTATCACTAGCGTAACTAACGAACAGGGGTCACCTAAATGTTTAAGATTAAAATAGAATGGACATTGGCAAATGGAAAGTCTTTTGAAGAATGGACTATTCCATGGGAAATTGCACAAGCTGAAAAAGAAACTGGCACAACTTTCCTTGAATTATTCAAACGAGAATTGCCACCATCAATTGAACAACAATTCTGGTTGGCTTACCAAATGCAAAAAAGAATCAGTGACAAGCCAGTTGGCAAGTTTGAAGATTGGCGATCACAAGTTGTTCACATCAATTCAAAGGACTTTGCAACAACAAATTTTACCCAGCCGGAAGCATAGACAGGACTTTGATAGAACTGGCAATCGTTTCGCGCCAGCCATTGTCAGAGTTCAAAACGCTTTCGGCAGAGCAGGTCTCAACAATTGCAGATGTGGTGAATAAGTTTCATGGCAACTAGGCCTTTTGAAATTAAGATTGCTGACAAAGATATTAAAGCCATATTGAGCACTTTCAAAAACATGGATGATATTGCAAAAGAAGATATGAAGAAAACATCAAGAGATATTGCTAATGATGCAGCATCTGCCA